AAACTCATATAAAATACCGTCCCACCAAGCACTAGGGTCTGCATAGCTTACACCCCCTCTACCATCGTCAGATGACACTTCTCTAGTTGCAAAGTAAACGTCTCTTGCGTTAGTTACATCACCCGAACCAGCTGAGGTGTCTTCGTCCTCTACGCCATTTACCCATATCTGAACATCTGTGCCAGATCTTTGGAAGCATACCACAAACAGCCCATCAGTGGAAGCAATACCGCTTCCCACATGAGATGTTTCCGCGAGGTTTAAAAAGAACTTGTAATCTGAAGTATCATTTACTCCAAACTCAATCCCATGCTCTCCACCTTTAGAAAAGATGGAATAGTTTCCTCCACCGTTTACAGTTCCCTTTGCGTTTACTACCACAGCACCAAAGAAATTGGAAGCTCCAGCTTCTCCAGCCTCACCCACATCAAAATCTGTTCCTACGGATGAATCAGGTATAGTCATGTAGTCTGCTTGGTCAGTTCCCCCACCAAACTTAAGTCCTTTATGTCCATTTAATAACTCAGCTCCAGAGGAGAAAGTAGGCAAAGACTCATACTCATCATTCTGTTCTAGGTTGTAAGAACCAGTCCTATCTTCAGCCCTATACACTTGAGTAGTTGCTGTATTTGTTGTGAAGTTTACAGTAATCTTGGGTCTATCACCAATAGAAGTACCTGAGCTACTATGAAACTTAATACGCTGAGCACCACTGGGAGAGCCTTCGAACTCTTCTTGGGTTCCTATAATCATACTTAAATAACCAGATCTATTATCAATAGCGTCTCTAATTAAAGCAACTAAATCACTAGAAGAATCTACAAAGTCAGTATCTGAATCACAATCAACTGATTGACTGAGGCCATTGGTTGTAGTGTAATCACCGCCTGCTGTAGACCAACTATTAGATCCATCGTAAGTAGTCCAGCTAACAGCCTCAGTTGCTGTTTGAGTAAGCCTGTAAACCTTTACTGTCTTAGAACCACTACAGTTGTTTGACTCATGCTTCAAAGTAAACGTAGCTGAGTTAAGAGTTGCAGAGCTAGGGATATCAGTAAGATCCCATACTAAAATACCTCTATTAGAATTACCGTAGTGTCTGCCTATGTTTATCGTAGTAGATGTTTCGCTTTGCGTACCCGAGCCAGTAATAGTTCGGTCAACAGCTACAGATTCTGGTGGCTGAAAGTCTTCAGTTGTAGTACTTGTCAAAGCCCATGGATGAAAATACTCTGGTAAGAACCAACACTTAAGATCAGTAAGATCCCCAAAGTGCCACACAGGACCTAGGTTTAAATCCCATGTTGTATCCCAATCTTCAGGTACACGATAGTCTCTGTTTTCTAAGAAATTATCCCGCAAGGCTAAGCAATATTCTTCGTTGCCTCGTCCAATCATCTGTGCATGATTAATCTTAACACAAGATGTTTCTTCATTACCAATAATTTCTAGCCTACGAACAGGGGATAGTCCTCTAAACACTAAAAGATACCTCCAGCTATAACATTAAACAAGGCGGTACAGATAGCACTAAATACAAACGTAGCTGCATAAACCTTAGTATCTAGTACGGCTAGCTTATTTTCAATTACAGCTAACCTCTTATCAATAGTACCTAGCCTATGATTAGATCTTTCGAGTTCATGTATAACTAATTTTTTATACTGATCCCAGCCGTTTATATCCATTAGTTTGTGAAAACAAAGGAACCTGTGGTAGCTCCCCAGTTAACTTCCGAAGAATTAGCAAGAAATTGTACGTAAGGAGCTGCGTTTGCAGCCGTAAACGTAGTTAGTTTAAGCCCAGTTTCGTTAGCCTTTAGGTCACTGATGAGTACCTCGGGAGCTGTCCAGTTAGTACCATCTGTAGAATAACGAACACCCAACTGAACCGGCGAAGCATTTGCTCCTTCAGTAAAGTTTGTGGGTTGTGATGAGCATAGGTTCTGGAACTCTGTATTGAAAGCTACTCTAGTATTTCCAGCAGGACCAGAGACATCCTGAGTAACAGTCACAGTACCACCTGATCGAGTAGCGGTTAAAGAAGAACCATGACCTTGGGCGTGATTAATAGCATCCTTTATTCCCTCAGCAACATTCTCTTTACTGGCTGATCTAGCCCATTGATTCTTTGAGATATCTAAAGTGGGAGCAGTAGCACCAGTAAATTCAGTAGGAACAGCAACACTAGTAGCATCGTCAAAGGCAACACCACCTGTAAAATCTGACACATTCACGGAACATACTGAGTTCCAATGTGTAGCGTCATCAACAGTAATGCTTGTATTGCCAGCTGCCCCTGTAGTTCCTTGGGTAAGTAATACAACACCAGCAGATGGATTAGTAGCCACGATATCTAGAGATCCTTGAGCATTAATCTTAGCAACCAAGTCTGCTGCTGTTCCAGTAGCCCCGCCACCTGCGGCAGCGATACCATTAACAGCAATGTTGCCGCCTGTTACACCATTATCTTCATTATCAATTTCAAATGTTACGGAGGTTCCGTCGCTGTCTATCACAGTTATGGTAGATGTATCGTTAGGTTTGTCTGTACAAGTAAAAGTTGAAGTAGCAGCCGTAGCTGACTTAGTGATATTAGTATTTGCAAGAAGAGTATCATCTTTTGTCTGCAAGAATACTTTACCGGTAGCTAAGGTTGGATCTGTAGCTGAGGCCTGATTTGCATAAGCTTCTACATACGCTGACAAACCATTGGTGTGATTAATTGCAGCAGCTAGGTTAGCAGCAGCATCGAAAGCAGAATCAGAAGCACCACCTGAATCAGAATCATCAATAGCAAAAGTAACATTAGCACCAGATAGAGTACCAGCTACAGTCTCTCTTTCTTTACCTTGGAAAGTCTTAGAAACTAAAGAACCATCAAAGTAAGCTTGGATTGTAATAGTTTCATTAAGAATAGCCGCCTTGTCAAAGGTAAAGGTAGCCGTACCGGGTGTACCAGTAAGCAACCCAATGTAAGTTCTAGTTAAACCAGCAGCATCCGTTAATTGGAGATAAGGATTAACAGCCAAGCTTGTACTTTCAACAGTATCATCAAAGGTAAAAGACATTGAAGCGGAAGAAGCCGAAGTACCGTTGTTACCCGCAACTGCTACATTAAATCCCACAAGAATTTCCTTATTGATAATGTTAATTTGTCCGGTATTAATAGCTAAGGCTGGTAAGGAGTTAGAAGAAGACGCAGTAAGTACGCTAGTCTGACTAGTGTATACTGTCTTTCCGCCCACTGTGGCCTTTGTGTTTTGTAAAGTCTGTGAGTCTACCGCCATTTACTAAGCTCCTTGCATTTGTTGAATTGCTTGTTGAATACCCGCACCGCCTGTATTAGCTAAGTCTTGCTGGGCGGCTTGAGCTACCCCCTGAGCAACGGCTTGGTCTACAATACCTTGTTGATTTTGTTGTGACTGAATCTCGGCCTGAGCCTGAGCAAGTTTCATCTGCTCATCTTTAACTTCCTGTTCACTCTTGATCCACATATCAGAATTAAAACCTAAGGAAGTGATTAAAGCTTTGCCGTATTGATCCCATTTAAACATCATAGCCGCAGGCTCAGGTAAGTTGCGTACCATCTCACCCATCTGCATAAGCTTCTGAAGATCAGAGTCTCTACTAAGAGCCTGTAATCCAGTCACGATTTCAATATTAAGAAGACCACCTTCCTCAGTAAACATATCATTTAAACGAGGATCGATCTCTTCGTTAGCAATCATTAAGAACAGAACTCTAGCCACCAAAGGCTGCATAAGCTCTCTTGCAATTGCTGAGAAAGCTCCTCCCAAGACATGCTCTAACTCTTGACCGATCATTCGTACAGCAGTTGCAGTTACCCGCTCCCCTTGAGGAATGCTTGCGGAGTCTAGCAAAAAGGCACGACCGATCTCTTGTCTAAGGGAAGCTACACCTTGTTGGGTCTGAGAAATCTGAGGATTAATAGTCGATGCAGGAGATACCACATGTACTTCGTTAGGTCTTGCAGATACCCAGCCACCTGTAGGTGTTCCATTAATATCATCAACCTCTGCCATTCCAGTCGGGTCTACTGCCATCCAGAAGATAGACGCTGCTGTGATACCGTTAATCAAACCCTCTGTAAATCCTTCAAGAGCTTTAATGTCTCCGATAATATCTTCAACATGAGACCTTCCATAGTTTTCGCCAGAAACACCAGTCCAACGAAGAACAATAAAGTTAGGGACTTGGTACTCACCTTTGTTAACAACAACACCCTCGCTATCCTCAGTAACAGATAACCACTTATCCTCATCCTTTGTTAATCGAGTCCACAAAGCACGATAGCCTTGTTTATTGTCTGCATCTAGAACTGAGGAATAAAGAATATCCATAGAATCTTCAGACTCTTCAATAGCTTCATACTCTTTAAAAATAACCTCCATCACATCACCGTTTACATCCCGACGTACAACAAACCGATCTAAACGAATTACACGTAACCTCATATCATCATCCATCAAAACCATTACATCCCCAATAACAATTAGGTGTTGTAAGATCTGATAAATAGAATCCCTAAGGTTACTAGAAGATAGTTTATTAAACGTCTGGTAACTTAAGTTGTTTAAGTATGACTCAACTTCTGTATCTGCTTCCATTCCTGTAGCTAATTCAAACTTAAAGAAAGGAGTATCATTAAGAGGAAGAAGTGCTGACAACATACGACTAGCCATTGCAGTAACACCGCGAGCTGATACAGAGCTATAAGGCTGAGGTAAATCGCTTTGCTCAGTCCAACCTTCTGGAGGCAAGAGGCTAGGTATAGTTAAACTAGCACAGTATCTAGACCGTTGTAGCTTACTTTCTCTTACGCTGTCTAGAATTTTAAAACGCTCTGAGTTGGTACTCATTGTGGTCTATCTTCCGTAACACTTGGACTTGTTTCTGCTGAGGTTCCTGCTGATAAACTTCCCCACATACCAGTAAGTCGGCGTTCTCGATCTTTCATAGAAGCTTCAACAGCAGTATCGACAGCCCCAGCAGCAGCTGATTCCATCTCTTCTAAAGTTGCTACACGTTCTTGTTCAGCTAATTCTGTTTGTTTTCTAATCTCTTTCTCCTGAGCTTCCATACGACGTTGGGAATCCTCTTGGAATTTTCTAGCTGCCTTATCCCGTTCTTCTGCTAAAGAGCTTTCAAATTCTAATAGCCCTTTACGATCTTCAGCTGACATACCAGAAGGCATTGACATACCGCCTCCAAGGGCAAATAAAGGATGTGATCTAAGGTTCATGTGGGCCTCCTTATAGAATCTTCTCCGGGTCTTGCCTCTGGAGATTCACGAATAATCGGAGTAGCGACAGCTGCTCTACGTTGTTTAATAAAACTTTCTCTATCGAAAGTTGGGGTCTTATCTGATGATTTAATCTGTAGTTTTTGTTGTTCAATATCCTGAAGACGTTGATTCATGGCCTTATCTTCAGCCATGTTTTTCTGAGCAGCTTGAGTTTTCTGAGCTAGCATTTCTTCTCGGTGACGAGATTCAATCTCTCTCATCATAGCACGACCTCTGGCTCGTTCTTTTGCATCAGCATTTCTCATCAATTCCATAGCTTCTTTACGTTGAACTTCTATTTCTTTTAGATAAGATTCCTTAGCTTCCTGTTCTTGCTTCTCGAAGTTAATCTCATCAATACCAGTAGCCTCGCCTACCCAACTAGCAGCAGAACTAATAGCATCTACGATAAAGCTCATATTATCTCTCCTTTTTCTGTAAAGTAATTAAAGCTTCGATAGCAGAGATAACATCTAACGATCCAGAGTATCTGGCTAAGTCTCTAGCCAGCCTTTCGCTAGAAAGATCCTGATCATACTTCGGTATCAGAACTTTCTCCCTTAGGTACTGAACGAGTACTTCGTCTAGTAGAGGAACTCTTTTCCAATCCATTGAGTTTCTCCTCAATATTATCTAACTTCAAAAAAATCTCACGAACACATAAAACAATCTCGGCGGGTAGAACTTGTCCACCCCTTTGAATTTTTCTTTTAATGGTCTCAAAATTATGTTGCATCAATAGTCTCCGTAAGGTCCACAACTTCGCAAGCACCTCCGTGACATGCTAATTCCTGTGACCCTGTTGTCATATCCTCTTGTTCATACGACGAGAGGCTTAACCAATCTACATCTTCAGGCATCTTCGACATGAGTTCTTTATAACTGGACTCATCGATAGCTTCAAAGGGAGCTTGGTCATAAATATTATCATCCTTAGGTAAGAACGATATACCGCTTACATACTTCCAGTTGTTCCATACCCAGTTACCTACTTCCATAATGTTACTATCATTATAAGAAACAGTGATACTAGGCTTATGATCACACCAAGTCATCTGATACTCCAACCATACATCGAGATGTTGGATAGGATCCAGATTGTCTTGGGTCAAGCATCCCTTAGGAGCCTGAATAGGGAAACTAAAGACCTCAGTAATAAGCGGCTGAGAAACGCAAGGCTCGTGTGGAATACCTTGATCCATCATGAACTGACAGATAGGATCTTTCTTGTCTGCACGAACACGGCGTATATAATAATCTGAATAACGTGGATGCAAACCAGAGGCAGTGCCAGCTACGCAAGACGTAGTTCCACTTGGCTTGCAGCATGTGATAGCTGCTGAGTGACCGATACCTAGGATATCTGCATAATTTGTATTCCAAGTCTGTGCATTCTCATGCAACTTAGTCAACGCATTCCTAAGCTTAGGCAGTCCAAGCTGGCCTGACATAAGCTTGTGGTCGAAGATCCCGGTAAACGAAACACCCAACAGTCTTTCGTTCTCACAATTAATCTGCCACTCTTTATTCAAGTAAGGGAATCTAGTACAGGCTGACTGGATAGTACCCAGCAAGGTAGCTAGTTTTACCTTTCTCATTAAAGAATCAACAGAGTCACCATCTCTGATAACCACCTCTGTAAGATTACAGAATTGATTTGGTCTAAGGATTATCTCACTGCAAGGGTTTGTACCCCAGTCATCTGAGAATGCCCGACCACATCTATCCGCAAGCATTGACAGAGCTTCTCGGTTACAGATCCCACGCTCGCCAGACCGGGAGTTGTACATTGCAGTCCATTCATCTAAGAACTCAGACATAGATGGTTTAGCTGTGTAGACAGCTGAGTTATTACTGAGGCGACGATGGCCTGAAGACTCCCACCAAGGGCCAGACTTGGCCGTAGCCATCTCTCGGTCGTAGAGGTCACTGAGAGAGATCAGGGCGGATCGTCGGACAGCACCTGCAATCACAATCTCACCGATCATACATACAACATCATGAACTTCGATAGACTTAAGGTGTCTACCTTGGGCTTTGTTGAAGACGTTTACTACGTATCGAAACAACTTCTCCAATGGCTCTGGGCCTGAGGCTCGTCCACCAAAGGTCTTGAGACGTGCTCCAGCGGGCCTGATCTTGTGAGTATCCCAAGTAGGATGCACACCTTTCCACAGCTTGCTTAATAAGGCATAGAAAGCATCAGCCCAGCCCTCTCTAGAATCCTCAACAGTAATCACATCACCCTCTAACCTAGTGATTTCCTCAGGTACTTCAGGCAGATTGGAGATATACTTAGACTCACAGGAGAACCCAACTCCCGTGCCACAGCACAGGATATACATAATCTCTGAGAAACTATGGATGTCCGTTACCG